CTTGGCATTCTTGGCATCTACCGCAATCTTAAGCATCTGGCTGCTGCTGCTGAAGATCTCACCGGCATGGCGAATCTCCACGTTCATGCCCAGATCCTGAAGATCTTGGTGTGCTTTGATTGCCATTTCAGCTAGCTCATCCATCTCGCGGTCGTGCAGATCCTTGCCGCGGGTTTCTGATAACTGTCTATCTATGTCATTGGCCAGTGCTAGTGCTGCATGTATGTCTGCATCACTCGGCGAGTCTATGGCTGCAGTATCCTCTGCGGTGTCATCAAGATCCTCAACAGATTCTATATCAAATGTGTCTTCAAGTGTCTTGAACCTATTGGCCATCAACGTTTCCTCTTGGGCTTTGTGATATATATGTCATTTTCTGTTAAAATTCTGAAAATCATGCCGTGCTTCTTGCAGTAACTCATTGCTGCCGCCCATTTAGCTGTGTTTAATATAAGGCTTACCTTGTCGCGCTTGCTTTTGGCATTCTCTACCATGGCTTCTTTGGCAGGTTTGACTTCTACCACTTCTGCTCTGCGCTTGCCATTCTTGTCCTGGTACAGTACCATGAAATCCGGCACGTATTGGCTGGGCTTTCCTGTTAGGGGATTGATGTATGGTATGCGTATGCTCTCGCTGGCCCACTGTATCACGCTTGGATGACTGTCGAGGAAGTTCATCACGGTCAATTCCCAGCTGCTGCGAAACACCACATCGGCTTTGCCTATCAGCTTGCTTGGATTCTTTGGGACGAAACGCCCTTGGCTGTACTTGGTCATGACGAATTACTTATGATATGCGAACTACTGCATCCAATTCTGGTACCATATCTCTGAGATGCATGTCGCGCCGTTGATCCAAAATGTCATTTTGATAGGTGAATTTTTCTATCCATTCTGCGGTTTCCATAGTTGGTGCATTGCCGAGATGCGCTATCACAGATTGCAATAAAGCTTGATGCGTTGGTAATTGATATGATTCTAGTAAAGATTGATATTTCTGGATCAATCTCATTTTGTAATCATATGGCAAATTTCTAGCATCAAGGATAATTGGCGATTTGCAAAAAATCACAGACACTTTGGTGTCCAAATCTATGGCAAGATTTAATAGTTTTTCAAACCCATGCGCATTAAGCACACTGTAAACCGTTGAAATCCAAAAACGCATGCCTCTGAAACTTTGTTCCATCTGCTTGATTTGGCTTAGATTTTCAACAATTTCTGACCACTTGCTGTCTGATCTAATGTAATCATTCAACCCTTCTACCCCATCTATGCTACATCCTATGTGAATTCTACGCATCTTGCTCATTAGCTCCACAAGTTCGTCACAGAATTTCAACGTTAGATTTGAATTTAGCATTAGGCTCACATCAGGCAAATTGCCGTAGCGCTCAATCGTGCGCAAAGCTGCAATTATCTCATCTTGATGCATCAGAGGTTCACCTCCCAAAAACTGCAATCGTTTGGTGTGTTGTGCGTGGTAAGCCGACAGCGACCAGCCAGATTTCAGCAGACCTTGAGGTTTACGCCCTAATGCAATGGCTTCTGTGATCCATTTGGTTGATCTGGTTTCATTGCATGATCGGCATCTGATGTTGCAAACATTGCTGATATTGACTTCTTGGCTCAGCAACTGCGGAGCTTGGTTAAAATCTATTTGAAATTTTCTTGCATATTCAAAACTTTTAAGGCGTTGGCTATATAAACCAACGCTTTCGTTGTAGGTACATTTGCTGCACTCTGGTCCAGGTTTCTGTTCATTAAACTGTTGCCTGAGACCTTGCATAAACTCACCTTTGAAAAAACTGTCATGATCGTAACCAGGTACTCTCTTTGACCAAAGGCAACAGGGGCTCATGCCACCTTCTGCCAAAACATGTTGATGAAACCAAGGCCAGGCACAGAACGGTTGGTTTTCCATGAAATCCCCTAAGGCTGATTGGCTAACTCATGCAACGACAAAACATAATCCTTTAGATACATACCTCGTCGCGAATCTAAAAATTCGTTATAGGCTTTGAATTTGTTTTGCCAAGTTCTAAAGTCTAAATCGCCATTCTGTCGTAGATGATTTATCACCGTATTATAACAGTGTTGATACTTTTGGTGTTTTGCCATGCTAGTCACATACCTATCTACGATTGCACTTCGCATTGACCAAGGCAAGTTACGTGCATCTAGCACCTTTGGCCACGTGCATGTGTTGATCTGCATCCAAACATTCAACTGCTCTGCCCATGCTACTATCTTATCTAGGACATCATAATTGAATATGCTATAAACGCTGTTGATCTTTAGCCCAATGTTTTGGTTTGATGCTCGCATGTTGATCAAATCGTTCATGTTACTTTCTATATCTTGCCAGTTGCTGTCGGAACGGATATATTCATTCAATGTCCCATATGAATCAATACTACAGATGATATTTGTGTGTTTTGTAGCAGCTAACAGGGATTTTAGACCCGGTTCAAATGCCACTGTCATGTTTGTGGTAATGGACACGGTAGTTCGGGCGAGATCGCCAGCATCACGAATCGTGCGCAATGTGTGTTGGAGCTCATCCTGATGAAGCAGAGGTTCGCCTCCAAGAAACATTAGGTTGCGAGTCTCCTCCGCCACATCTACATCCAAATTCCAATGAGATTCTAGTTTACCCAATGGTTTTTGTCCCATTGCTGCAGCATCGGCCAACCACGACGTGCTGCGTTCTTGAGAACACATGCGGCACTTCAAATTACATACTGAGGTAAAATTGACTTCTTGGCTCACAAGTTTTGGTTCTTCAAAGACAATACCAAGCTGATCAGCTAGATCAAAACCATATTGTCTATAGCTAGCACCCCCTATTTCTTCTGCACGTATGCAATGTTGGCAACACTCGTGTGCGGTATTTTCCATGAATTGAGTGCGTAGGTCTTGCATGAACTGCCCATGCAAAAAGTTTTTATGATCGTAACCAGCTATGGGCCTATACCAAAGACAGCATGGCTGCATGCTACCATCTGGCAGCGTTTGTTGATGAAACCACGGAAAGGCACAGAAAGGTTTTTGGGTCACCTGTAACCTGTAAATGCTGCGGCTATAGTTGGTCCAAGAGTGGGGTTTTTTGTCCATGTGGGATTGGCGTTGATACCAACATAGCCAATCTGGCTGGTTGGTAATCTTATGCTGTTTATAGTGGCCATAAAATCATTCAACAGTACCCCGTTTCGGAACAGGTTGGTGACAGGTTGTCCAGTTTGGCTAGAATAATATGTTGCCATGTTAGCCAAAACTTGTATCAATTCTTCCGGAACACCCTGCCCACTGAACACACCCAACGCCAGTTGGTATGCTGATGTGCTCATGTTGGTCACATATCGCGCAGGAGCCTGCTCTAATGCGTAGTTTGTGTAGCTGTTGGTAGCTGTTGAGGGCAGAGGGCCTTTGCTGTTGGTCCATTGCACAGCACCACCTTGTATGGTGCTTTGTATTTGACCGCTTTGCAATGCGAGTTGCTTGCGGATGTTATTCTGTATGATATCTTTGGCACCACTCATTGCTTTATTCCACTATAGTATCTAAATCATCATTTATGTCATACGGATAAACCACGGGCGGCGGCAGATTGTCATCTGGATCACCGCCATACACACTGGGATTATCGAGATAAAAGAAGCCGGTCACTGTGCTATGGTTTGCAGCAGCTGCAGCAGCAAGACTAAGTCCAAACACAGGATTTGGTGCTGGTTGATAAGGAGCTTGATCATACCCAGTGTATTCACCATAATCGTCATAGGTTGGATTGCCTATAGACACAGTGAGGCTGACTTCTCCCTGTTGCACTCTGCGCCTTGCTTCCTGTACCTGCTGATATTGCGTCAAATACTGTGGTCCTTGCGGTCCATATCGCGTGTTAGTTGGGGTGTGATAACCAGGGCGTTGATTAGGTAAGCGTTGGCCGCGCACAGTGATTGGTTGCGCTCTGAAAAATGCTTCATCAGCTGACACATTTTCTCTGTAATAGGGATTGTTGTAACCATTTTGATAACTTGCGCCAACTGCCACAGTTACTTGTAAACCACCAAAATTAAATGAACCAAATGATCCCAATAGGTTGTACACTCCAAAGTTGTTCACCGGAATGAATTCAGCTTCGTTGTAAATTGGTAGATAGCTGTTGGTATTTGGTAACTGGCCAGATGGTATACCAATCAATCCATAGTTGGCAGGTATCGGTTGATTACTTGGATTAGAACCAAGATCCGGATTGGTATAAACCACATCACTAGCCCCAGGTGCGCTAGGCTCCACTCGCTGTCCATTTGGCAACTGCTGATTCACGCCGGGACGTCCTGCTACAATCTGCAGCTGGTCTATTGCAGACGTATAGCTACTACCACTGATGCCAGAATAGCTGGTAACGCTACTGATCTGGCTGGTAATGACAGGTCTATTGTTTTCAACTGGACGTGCAGCATCACCTGTGACCAATTGACTATCAAATCCCGCAGTGGGATTTTGCACTGATGTTGGTTCATGATAGGGCGAGGCATCCAATCCAAACAACGCAGCCAAACCAGGCGTAATGGCACCAGAACTATACTGCAGAGTTTCATAGCTCATGGTCATGCGATAGTCTTCTAGATCATTGCTAGATGTGTCATGGTTACCAAAATCCACGCTGCTGACCTTGGGATTTAGATAGGAAGTCAGCGTGTATTGTCTATTGTACAGCGCATAGATGTTTAGCTGTTTGAAAAAATTGATTTGATTTGATAGCGGTCGCAATCCCCAACCAGTGGCATCATCAAAGATTGGATCAACTGGGCTGGTGCCCATGGTCATGGCCGATTTCAACCTAGCATCACCAAAGTAATAATTGAAATATTCTATCCACAGATTCAAAGGGCTGTTGTCCACTGTATCGTAGATAGATACAGTAACTGGTTTGTATTCGGTCTTTACGTAAGCATAACGCTTGCGATTGTATTGGTTAAGCTCTCGCTGAGCTAGATCAACGTTTGGCTTGTCTATGGTTTTGATCTTGAAACTCACACCACCTTGCCAATTGCTGAGATTCTTGAGCTTCGGAAACATGTTGTATGCTTCTGGAGCTACCACGAAATTGGCATAGAACATGTACTTGACCCTGGGGATCATGTACATCTTTTGCAAAGGAGCGTCTGCACCAAAGAATACAGAGGCGTATGATGTGTTTTTTAGGATCACAGACATGAAAATATTTAGCCACAAAAAAAGCCGCAAAACCTGCGGCTTCTCTTGTCTAAACTTCTGTTTAGCTTATGCTATTAACGAACCACGCTTGGAGTTCGTGGTGTTGTATGGCATTATGGTGTTGACATCCTGTGTGGCATTGTCATAACGCAGTGTGAGAGTTATCATCATTGATTCGCTGTTGCTGTAATCAAACTGATCATATGCAACTGTTTCAAGATAGCAACCTTCCAGATACCAAGTTTCCAAAGGAGCACTATTACCACCGTCTAGCGTCTCGATCTGTGTGAAGAACTTGTAGTTGATACCTGCTTCTGGCGACAGCTGTGTAAAGTGGTTCATCTGCTTTTGCAGCTGTGTGGCTACCAAGATGCTCACGCTATTGGTAACATCATCGCGCACAGTGATTTCAATGCTTTGCCATTCTGGCTTCTGTGCCAAATACATGATGTTGTTATATGAGTGTATTGGAGTGCTACCATGTTGTATCTGAGGACGGCCAGCTGTGGCTACCTGTCTTGTGAGTTCTGTAGCAGCTGTTGCCGGACCAAATCCCTGCAAGCTTACTCTGAAACGATACTTCAGCTTGGGCATCAATATGCCGTTGGCCTGCTGTCCTGTGTTAGTTGGGACGCCAAACTGACTGAGCGTGGGTTGGAAAGCCATTTCCTAATCTCCTATGTTGCAGAGTATTTATACCTAACCAATGTCGGCGTTCACGGGGCGAGGGCAGGTTTAGATCTCATAAACTACGAGATTTTGGTATCTTGCTATCGGCACTGCTCACGCAGGCATCGCTAATACAGGGCATAGGGCTGTCGAACAGCTTGAATCCGGTTTCTATATAACCCAGAGGTTTATCGCTGCAACTATAGCTTCGTTTAATGGCTCCATCTGGTTCTCGTATGATGATACTGCGATATCCGCTTTGACAGTCCCAACCCTTGAAATTGTTGAAGTTAAAAGCGTTGAATCGCTCAGCTTGATCCATGTACCATTTCTTACCTGTATCATCTTCAAACTCTACCTGCATGATCTGAGGAACATTTGCATCGTCACCATTAGCTATGCTCATCTTCTGTAGGCTTATCTTTGGTTTGGGTCTCTGCACCTTGCTTTTGACTGCGGTGAAATCTCGCTGCGGCATGCCATTGTGCAGTGTGGCCAGCTGCTCTTTGGTATATCCTTCCACTACCTTGCTGGCAGTGGGGTCACTCTGCGGTTTCAACGTAACATTGATGCCGCGGCTCAGGAAATATTCTGCCTCCGCATATAAGGTGTCAAACCATTCAGGCACCATCACTGTGTTCACGGTTACTTGTATGTCGTTCTCCTGTAGGAACACCAACTTGTCAGCAAATTTTTCTGTGTGCCCTTTGAGATCGCCTTGTTTGATGCCCTGTTCGCGATGCCAGCTAGCAGTCACGCTCACTCGATGCAGAGCCTTGGTGGCATCTATGTATTTTTCAAACCAGCGTATGCCTTGTGAAATATTGCTGGTCATGTGCACGCTTTGATAGTTGCAGTTGTCAGTGTCATTAGCATAATGCGCCAGCAGCTGTAGATAATCTGGATAAACTGTGGGCTCGCCACCGCTGAAACTGAAATGGAAGCTGTTATAACCACGCTCTCGGCTCTGTCGCTTGATTTCATCCATGGTCATAAGGTTGAGCTCAATTGGACGGTAGTCTTTGGTATTGCTGCGAGCATAGGGCCAACAGTAGCTGCAGTTATAGTTGCAATACCTACCCAACAACCAGCTGACGGCAAACAAATCGCGATAAAGCAAGCTGCGTTGACCAAATTTTACCAAACGGTCAAATGGTATCTGCGTGAAGTCATAGCTGCTGACCGCATCATTGCTCATGGCTTCACCTGTATAGGATCTATGCTGATCTCGTTGATCGATACACAGTTTGGTTGTTCAACCAACCATTTGACATAGCTTGCTGCAAGATCTATGTCCATGCAGGTGCGATCTGCATGTTTGTCCTGGTTGTTGCTCAACGTTCCAAAGCTGATGTATGATACCAAGGGACCGCCAGACCAAACACCGGACATGTTGAGGCTGTTGCAATAGCTTCTCAATGCCTTCTTTTCTTGCTGGTATAACCAATCGCTGCCTTTGGTTGCTCTATCAGTGGTACTGCCCACGCATATGATCTTGAGATTGGACTGTTTTTGCTTAGCGTTTTTATAAACTGCCTCCAAGATCAATGTTTGATGAAATTTCCATAATGCACTGTTGTTTATGAAAATATCATAATCAGCGGCCAAGATAGCCAGTGCGGCAATCCTGTCATCTTTGGTTAGATCCCATCCATTGCTTCTGCTGACGAAGTCAGCAGCAGGCCATATCTTGCTCAATGAGCCAGCTAATCCTTTGCGAGGATTTCCAGTGATCAATATTTTCATAGGTACGGCTCCAACTCTGGCACGATGTCTAAGATATTTTCGCCTCTGATAGCATCTAGCCTGTGTGTATATGTCTTGAACTCATCCCAGTGTGTGGCATGTAGGTCGCCAGAATTCATATAGTCTATCACGCTGTTGCGCACACTGTAACTCTGAGATACCACGTGTTTACCAAAATCTTGCGAGACAATCCATTGGTGCAATGTATCAAATTTCTCTGCTACCATGATCTTTATTGGCGGTGGCAACGCACGAATGTTTAGGAATTTTGGATTGTGTGCTACATGGTGTGTGACGATTGGCCGGCGATTGGTATTATTGAACTTGGTTAGTCCGCTAGTTTCCAACTTCCATCGCATGAAATCTGGCAGATGTAACACATTATAGGCAGTGACAGTGTAGGCAAACCATGCATTGATGTTGCCAGGACCTGCATCCACTTTTTGTATGTTGTGCCAAACCTTGTCCCAGTTGGCAGGATACCGCTGGTATTCAAGAAATTTACCATATCCATCAATGCTGGCGCCCACTTGTATCTGTTTGAAATGCTGCCAAAGGTTCAACACTCGTTGCGATATGCTGGTCATGTTTGTGTTGTATTCAATCAACATGTTTTTGGCGGCACCAAGTTCTATGCAGCGCCCAAGAAACTCATAATGGCGTTCAATCAACAGAGGTTCACCACCAGCCATATAGACATGCTGCACATTGCCCGCATTGGCTTCTATCTGCCTCCAAAAGCTTTCGCTGTCATGCCAACCGTAGCTTGGACTTATCCATTTTCCATTCTGTTTGGTCATCTGTTCGCGACCGTGAGTGTCAGTGAACCAGTCCTTGTTTTCCAGCTTATGGTAATCATCATACCATCCTGTGCTATCTTGAGGACCACACATACGACAGGCCAGATTGCATAGATTGCCAAAGCGTAGATCATAATAAACCACAGGCAGTGCGTCTGTATCAATAGCACCATCGCCGTCTGTGTGAGCAATCACATCATCCATGCGCAGTTTCCAACGATCATGCTCGTAGCTGCGACGGCTGACCAATGCTGATTCTTCTTCTGACTTGCACCGACTGCATTCGCTGCTCCAGATGCCGTCCAACATGTTTTTACGGATGGTTTTCATGAGTTCGCTGTTGCGAGCTTCTGTCAGGTCGTCTCTAGCTGCGTTGTAAGGAGTTCCATCGGTTTTGCGAAGCACACCCTTGTCTTTGGTACCATTAGCTTGGCAGCATACTCTGAGATCTCCATTGCTGCGCACAGCTTGAAAATTCCATGGTATAGGACACCATGTGTCAGTCATTGTATTTTGTGCTCCATTCCTTGACAACTCCAGAAGCTATTGGGAATATTTGGTCCCAATCCTGGCTTTGATTCTTTTGAAATTTATCCCAAACTTCCACGAAACGTCGCCTATGTTCAATGGCCTCTTGATCTGGCATCTTGATAGTATGATAGATGTTTTGGTAATGATCTAGCTTTTTATTCATCTTGGCATGACCATCGGTTGCCACTCTGCTGTGCATGATCATCTGTTCAAGCTGATGATGTTCCAATATAGCTATGTTGAAGTAGCGAGGATTATAAACCAGATGACTGGCATGCTCGTGTATCTTCTTGAACTTTTGATCACGTACCCAGCTCATCAATCTGCCATAGTGTTCAAGAGACACTGTGCTAACAGATGTTGACACAAACACCGAGATGTTATCTTCTGACCTGTCAAGCATATGCAGATTGTTGACTATGGTGTCCCATTTGCTGTGATACCGTATGGCCTCATTGGCATTGCCAACTGCATCAATGCTTGCACATATGCGTATCCTTTTGAAATTCTTCCATAATGCAAAGAGATCAGGCGGAAAGAAAGTGAGATTGGTGCTGTATTCCAGTTCCATTTGTTGGGCATAACCTGCTGATATCATGCTTTCTAATAGATATCTGTGATGTTTTATCAACAGCGGTTCGCCGCCACCAAAGTTTATCTTCAAAAGGTTTTCAGATGCGTTGATCAGTGCGTCTATGTTATTCTTATCTCGCGACCAACCAAATGCATCTCTAGATGTACGGAGATCGTAGACTTTGTCATCTACTACAAAATTGTCAGCACCGGTGATGGTTTGGTGATCATCATACCATTGGGCTGTTTCGCCAGGAAAACACATCACACATCTTAGATTGCATTGATTGCCTATTCGCAAATCAAAATCTTGGAATTTAAGACCAGTAACAGAACCATCTGGTGCTGTGGATTCCAATGCCATTGCTT